TGTTCATTAAAAGATGCATGGAATAGTAATGATAATATTAGTAAACAATTTAAAGAATATATGAATCCATATTTATTAGAAAAAAATAATCATGAAAAAGATAATCAAGAGAATTTTACAAATCATGATAAATCAGTCGAACGTGTATGTACTAATATTAATTGTGATGATATTGTTGTGCATATTAAAACTTGTAAAAGATGTTATAAAAAAATAAAAAATCATATGAGAACAAAAGTATTAATAAATTTTGAAGATATTGTTAATGAAAATAGAGATTCAATAGTCCTCATATTAATTGGACTATCAATTATATTATTTTTTAATTTAATTAATAATATTACAAAATAAATTTACTTTTTAGGTAACCACCCTATTAATAATTTATTAGGTTTATAATATTCAACAGTAAAACCATTCTTGATTAATTTTTTTTTAACATATACTATGGCCTCATTAAGAGAATATATGGGTATTCCAAAAATTATTTCAGGAACTTCATACAAAATATAGTAATTATCTCCAGCACTTGCAAATGTTATTTTTTTCTCTATTGTTTTATATATTTTTTTATAAGTTACTTTCTTCCTTTCATTTCTTTCATTCTGTTCTTTTATTAATTCATCCGCCTTAACCATGTAATATTATATTTAAAGATTTTTATTTTATGAATAATTAATGAGTAAAAATATAAATACATTATGTATTAGTGGTGGAGGTATTAAAGGTATTTCTTTTTTAGGAGCAATAGCGCATTTAATAGATTGTAAATATATTGATTTAAATAATATTAATACATTCATAGGTTCTTCAGTTGGTTCAATAATATCATTATTATTTGTATTGGGTTATACTATAGATGAATTAATAGATTTTATATTAAATTTTAATTTTGAAATTCTTGAACCAAACATTGATTGTGAAAATATATTTACTGATTTTGGTTTTAGTAACAATGATAAAATAATATTAACAGTAGAACATTTTATTAGGTCTAAAATTAATAAAAAAGATATAACATTTATTGAATTGTATAATTTAACAGGAAAAAAACTAATTATGACAGGTACTAATATTACAGATTTAAAATTAGAATATTTTGATTATATTAATACACCAAATATGTTATTAACAGATGCTATTAGAATATCCACATGCGTACCTATCATATTTGCACCAATTAAATATAATGATAAATATTATATTGATGGATGTATTGCGTCGCATCTACCAATTGACATTTGTAATAGTAATACAACATTGGGATTAGTAATAAAGTCTTCTCATATTCCTATTAATTCAATCGTATCTGTTTTAATGGCAACATTATCAGTATTAATTAGTTCACAATTGAAAAATAATAATGCCAATATAATTATTATAAATGACTCAGATTACAACTTTGTTAATTTTACATTAAATAGTGAATATAAAGAAAAATTAATAAAAAATGGAACAGATTGCGCTAAGAAATATATAGAATCAGATATTACTAAGAATAATGATAAGATATGTCAAACAGATTTTGAAGAAGATTTAATTAAAATAGAAATTAATGTTAATATATAATTATTTTTTTATCATATGAAATTTAGAATGAGAATATTCACGTGTATCTTTTTCATAATCAATTAATTTATCTTTAATACTCTTATCATCATTTAAATTCATTGTAGGTGTTAATAAGAATGCTTTATCCAAACTAGAAAAATTATCTGTTATAATTGAGTCATTTAAATATAATTTATCAATATTATTTATTGTAACATATGAAGTACTATCATAAGTAGATATTTCATTATTCTCACTATATTCTATAATTTGGTCTTTAAATTTTCCATTTTTTTTATTTTCAGTAAATCTATTATTAAAATCATCTGATGTTTTTATTTCTTCCTTTTCTATATTAATAACATTATCTCTTGCAGATAATAATTTATTATATTTTTCCATAGTAGATAAACTATCATTTATTGTATATCCATGTTCTTTATTTAATAATTCAACTTTATTATTAAATTCTTTAATTGTTTCACTATCTAATTTTTTTTCAAGTGTTCTATCTAATTTATTAAATCCTAATTTTAATTCATTAAAATTATCAATTTTAGCTTCTAGAAATTTATCATATTTTATTCTTGATTCTTTATTTAATAATATTTGATTAGATAAAATGATATGATAATATATTTCTTCTTCTAATTGAGAATTTTTATCAGGATGAAATGTTTTTATTAATTTTATAAAGTTTTTTCTAATTTTAGTTTCATCTGAATCTGATTTAATATTTAATATTTCATATAAATTATACTTTAGTGTATTAAAATCTAATTCTATCTTTGACATTTTATATTATTTTAATTATTAAAATAATAATAATAATTAAAATATGCGTCTATTATAATGAATAGTACATCTGAAAAAGTTGAAGCTGGTTTTATGCTAGCTTCTTATTTAGAAACATTAGGTTTTAGAAATGGGATATGGGAATTTAATTATGGTTATAAATTAGATAATATAAATTTAGTTAATAAAGTATGGCTAGATATGATTTTAGATTTTTTCTCATTAGGTGGTTTTATGATTGATATTAGTGGATGGTTTGCATCAGATGATACAATATTATTAATTGCAACAGCAGAAGCTATTATTAATAAAGACATATCATATAAGGAAGAATATTTAAAAGTACTACCGTTATTAGAAAAAGAAAAAAGATATAGTGGAACTACAACGTTAGAATCATTAAATTTGTTAAAAAGAAAACAGAAAATCCCATCTAATAAGAACATGGGTGGTAATGGTGCGGCTATGAGAACAGGACCAATTGGAATTAAGTGGCGTGATAATGAAGAAAAAATAATAGACGAGGCTATTAAAGCGTCCATATTAACTCATAATTATTATATTGGTTATATGGGAGGCATAGTGTCTGCATTATTTAGTGCATATGCATTAAATAATATAGAGCCAAAATTATGGATAAATAAATTATTAAAATTATATAATAATAAAATAATACATAAATATTTCCCAAAAGAACATGATATAATTTTATTAGATAATTATATAAATTATTGGAAAAAGTATAAGGAATTTAAACTTGATAAAGAGAATGGTCATATTCCTACTAATAAACATCTTAATTTTTTAATGAGTTTTAATCCAAGTGATAAAATACAAGAATATGTTAATAATAATGAATCATTAATAAATAAAACAGACATTGTATGGAATAGTTTGGGAATTACTGGACTTGATAGTTGTATTTATGCATATGATTGTTTATTAAATAGTCATATAAATAATAAATATTGTTGGGAAACTTTTATGATAAATGTTGCTATACACATAGGAGATAATGATACTACTGGTTGTATAGGTGGATTTTGGTTTGGATTATTATTAGGTTATAATAATATTGATAAGAGTAAAATGAAACAATTGGAATTTTATAATAAATTATTATATGTTTCAAAAAATATTTTATAGATTTTTAACATATTCTACTAGAGCGTCAGATGTTCTAGCACCTTCATAAGAGTGTGCTTTATCATCTTTATCAATAATAATATAAGGATAACCAGGAACTTTATATTTAGAAGATAAGTTTTTTATTTCAAGGTCATTCATATCATCACATTTAATATCACGAATATCATATTTATCTGCATCGGATGAAGTTTCTATAGTATTTGTAAATGCATCCCATTCTGGTTGAAATTTACGAGACCAACCGCACCAAGATGTATTAAAATTATATACTTTAATTTTTCTATCACTTGTAAAATTTTCAGTATTATTACTCATATAAACATAATAAGATACAACACATATACCCAATATAATACCCAATGGAATATCACAAATTTTAACAGTTGAAAATTTTAAAGTATATAGCATTATACAAAACACTATAAATATAACCCATATAGGACACATTATATTTAGAAAGAAAATAAAAATTTATTTAATAAAAAAATATTTAGAAATTTTTCTAAAGTAATATATATATAAATGAGCGTAAATGTACCTATTATGAATAATAATGATCTATCTGATTGTTTAGAAGGTTCAACGTTAGATTCAAAAGGTAATCGTGTTCCAGACTATCGTTTTGCATATTTTGTTGATGTATTAGCAAGTTGTCTTAGAAATTATAAAGATAGCAATAATGATAATTCTGATATTACATTACAAGATTTTCAAGCATCAAGGGCGGCAAAACCACTACTTGGATTAGGTAAAGACTTTGACGCGCAACCTGGTAAAGCTAGCGAGTATAATATTCATGTTTTACATTTTATACGTCTATTGGTTGAGATAAAAGGCAACGTACTTAATAATACACCATCTAAAACTGGTATAGTAGACAGACTTAATAGAATAAAAAATAGATATAACAGTATTAAAACAGATGAAGCTCAAGTAATTAGAATACTAGTTGACTTTATATTAGATGACAATCGTCCAATAAATTTAATAGATACCTATATATTCAACCCAACTCCTAATTATTACAATTTTACAAGATGGGATGCTTACTATGATAGAACGGTAAATGCTGTTGGTTTTAATATGGATATAAGAAGATGGGCTGCAGCAACTTTAAAACTTAAAGCAGACTCACTCGTTAAAAAAGAATCATTTGATTTTGATAGTTTATTCAACCCTAACCCCACTTCTACTATTAACCCAAATGGTGTTCAATTTGCAAATATAAATGGTAAATTGACTAAAATAGAAGGTGGTGTAGAGACTGCAGCTGATGATAAGAACAATTTTGGTGAATCATGCAATGCTTTAGGTTTAAGTTCAGGTGATTGCGATAATTTCCTCAGAAATTGTCAAAAAGACCGTCCCGATGATTGTAAGAGATTCATGGATGGTTTAACCGGTTCTAATTTCTTAAACATGGTTAAACAACTTAAATATGTTGAACCATTACACATTAAATGGGTTGTTGATAAATTTGCATGGCCTTCATATGTTAAAGATGGTGTTCGTGTTTTAAAACACACTAACCAATGGTTAAACCCTAATAATTATAAGGATGCTACTGAGGCTGACTTAATGAAGAAGATTAGAGCCAATACTAATCTTGTTGCATTTTTCCAAGCTGTTAAAGCAACAACTGATGCATTCCCCGCAATATTAAACCCTAATCACACTGGTACAGGTGTTTCTAATCCTTTCGATGTTCAAGCACAAAAATCGAATGCTGGTAAACTTGGATTAAAAGCATTAATTACACAAAATCCACTTGGCTTAGCTCAATACAAAGCATCTTTCTTAAAAGTTCAAAATATGGCAAACAATAACATGTCAAGCCTTGCTACAACTTTAGGAATTAGTGGCTTATTACCACCTGCTTACTTAGTTGCACGTGGTCAGTTTGGCGGTGTTGATAGTAACAAAGTGTCTAATTCTCAAGTTCAGGCTTATATGAATAGATTAGATAATGGCACTGGATTTGTTCCTTCTGCTAAATACACATTAAAATTATGGGATGGTATGATGAATAATTTACGTAATCGTTATTCTATGGATGTTTCTGCTATTGATAATGATGTCAGAGGCTATCTTAATAACTTGAGCGATTATGAAGGTCGTGCTCACAAGGCAATTGCATACGTCAAGGTTTTCACTGATAATTTAGTAGCAGACCAATTAAATGGTACTCAGAATGTTCCCGGTAAATTAACTCGCGAAGTATTAGATGAACTTACAGATGTTCGTGATAATCTTGTTGGTAAAACAGCTGGCAAAACCAATAATTTCTTCAAGAATCTATTTGAATTATTAGATAGACTTGAGAAGAAACTTGATGGTAAAAATTAAATATAATTATTTATAAAGGTAAAATCTAAACTAATAATAATGGGATTAGGACTATTATTATTAGCTTCCGTAGGAAAAGAAAATTTATATCTTTCAGCACAACCTGAAATTACATTTTTTAAAATTGCATACAAAAGATATACAAATTATTCTATAGAACCTACACCACAATATTTTAAAACTACTCCCAATTTTGGAAGGAGATGTACTGTAAATATTAGCAAGAATGCTGATTTATTAGGACAAACTTACTTATATGTTGAATTACCAGATATTATAAACTCTACTCCTACAAATCCCATATTACAAAATATAAAAAAAATGGCATGGGCTAATAAAATTGGTATTTCATTAATTAATTTTATTGAATTAGAAATAGGCGGTGTTACTGTAGAAAGACACTATGCAGATTGGTTAAATATATGGCAGGAATTAACAAATCGCAAAGGTAATAATAAAGGATATTCCAAAATGATTGGAAATACTGACGATTTAACTAATTATACAAATGGTAAAGTAAATAATATATTATATGTCCCATTATCATTTTGGTTTTGTTTAGATTATGGTCTGGCATTACCATTGTTATCATTATTTAATAATGATATAAAAATACATGTTGATTTTAATGATATTAAAAACTGTTATAATCAAACTCCTGACCATTATATAAATATATTGGAAGACTTTTCATTATTTAATCCTAATGAAATAATAAAACAAAATGTAAATGGTAATATTATTCTAGGTAGATTTATATATTACGATGTAGTATCTAAAAATTTATATTATTCTGCAATTAAAGGGACTTTTCTAATACCTACAAAAAGTAATGACCCAAATTATAGTATAATTGGAAGAGATACTAATTATATTGTAAATATAGTACCAAAAACATATATAAATACAGATGAGGATTATTTCATATACACAACACCGCCACTTAATAATGCATATTTACTAACTAACTATATATATCTGGATAATATTGAAAGATTTTTTTTTATAAAAAATTCACATGAGTATATTATTCCACTTGTGCAGAATTTACCAATACAAGTTGTTAATTCTACTAATGTAAAGTACAAACTAGCTTTATTCAATCCTAGTAAATTAATTATTTGGAGATGTGTATTACAATCTAATAATAATATAAATGATTATTTTAATTATACAACATTTCCTTATACAACTACTAAAGAAAACCTTATTATAAATCATAAAGTTGTTATTAATTCAGTTGAATCAATCTCATTATATGCTCCTGAATATTATACCTATTTACCTAAATATCAATATAATATTTCTAGTACTAATGATGGTATATATATTTATTCTTTTTGTTTAGATCCTAAAAGTACCGTACCTTCTGGTACAATTAATTTTAGTAGGATAGATGATGCGTATATACAATTAACAATGAATAAAATTATAAGTTATAGAACACCTGCATTATTAAGAGGTTATAGTGTATATTATAATATTTTTAAAGTTGAAAAAGGTTTAGGTGGAGTTGTATTTAATTCTTAAATCCATGCTAAAGACCCTATACCACTTAATATTCTTAATATATTATATTCTTTTACTACTGGTATTATTTTATAAGGTTCATTTAATACTTTAGCATTTGATTCAATAGTAAATAATACATTATCGTAATGAGTAAAATTTAAATGACCAGATGGTTGTTTTTCTAAAGGATATAATGCAAATGTATAAGCATAATTACCAAGTGGTAGAGAAGTATAAAAATTATTACACGGTATTACACTTGTAAAATAATTATAATCTCTATTTGCAAACAAATCAACACCATTTACACTTATCGACATACTGTTAATGGGAGATATCATGCTAATAGTACTACTATTATTATACAAATATTTTAGATAATAAAATAATGTTTCATGTTGATAATTTTTAGAATTATCAGATGGAGGAGTCGGAAAATATGTGTCTATGAAATACATTAAAAATCTAGCATCATACATTGAATATAATGTTAAGAATATATTATAACGAAAATTTGGATTACTTGCAATCTCATTATCTATATTTTGTAAAACAAGAAAATCATTAATATAATTATATTGATTAGGGTCTGTGTAATAACCTTTATTTATATATAATGTATAATATTTTGATGCATCAATGTATCTCTGATATCTAATATCATAATTATAAACTATATCTTGATATGATGAACCATTTGTATTAATTGGTTTTGTTATTAACATTATGTCTTTAACTAATCCTGATATATTAAATTGTGTTGTACTAGTAACTTGTGTGATAAGCTTGGGTGTATAAGTTTTATATACATTTATTATATATTCGTGACCATATGTTCCGAATAATGCTCTTTCTGGAGTATCTAGTAATATTGTATCAGATGATAATGAT